GTATTAGAAACACCATCAGGAAAATCTACTTGTAAATCATATCTATATCTACCAACAGGAATGTTTACAATTTGTTGTGGTATAGATATTATACCAGATATTGGATTTGTTAAAGTTATAGTATTATTTTCTGTTGATAATAAAATAACAACCGGACTAGCTAGATTATAAATAGAGCGAAATTGTATATATAGTTTACAATTAGTTAAATCTACAACTGAATTGTTATCATCAGTTATTGTTATAGAATTAACACCTCTCCATGTATCGCCGCTTCTGTGTTTTGGAAAATCAAATCTCATGTTTATTACAAGATATTTATCTTTTTAAACTTGATATTTGTTGGATTATTTGTATATAATATATTTATATGTCAAATTACAAAAAAATTTCAATTACACAACAATTTTTAGATGAAAATCCGAATAGTTATTTTGTATTTGGTGACAACTTAATAAGAGAAGGTTATGGTGGTGCGGCAGTTTTACGAGATCATCCACATTCTATTGGATTTATTACAAAAAAATATCCAGATAATAAAGACTCTTCTTTTTACAAACCAGTAGAATACTCTCCAGTATTTTTTGAGGAATTGGAAAAATTAAATAAAATTATAGAAAAAAAACAGGATAAAAAATTCTATATTTCTCAACTTGGTGGTGGTCTAGCTAACAAATATTATATATGGGAAAAACTTATTAGACACAATCTAGTAAAAAAATTAGAAAAATATAATAATGTTATTTTTTGTTGGGATGAAAGTTTAGTTTAATCTATTTTTATACAATCAACACCGTAAAATTTAAATATTTCAAGAGCTTTTTGATCTCTATCATAAAGTTCTTTATAAATTACAGTTTTAATATCGTGTGCTACGATGTTCGTGGCACAACTTGAACATGGTAAAAGAGTACATGCTATTATTTTACCCTCTCCTCTTTTAACTCTGGCTAAAACATTCGTTTCGGCATGAATCATAAAAGGCAATCTATTATTCCTATCCTCCCAAAATGATTCATCAACATTTTTACCAGATCCTAATCCATTATAAGAAACTGCTAAAACTTCATTTTCTTTACCTAAAATACATGCTCCAACCTTTCTATACACATCCTCTGATCTTTGCATAGCGGTTTCTGCTATATCCATAGCATGTTTATACCAAGTTTTTCTCATACTTTTTTCCAAATCCAAACTGGTTCTACGAATATACCATCTCGTTGTGACTTGCTTCCCATTCTTTTCGCCATTCTATAATTTATATTTTCAGATTTTACTGAATTTGGTAGTGTAGATATAAAATCATTCATAGGATCACATATTCTGTTTATAGTATGATTGCAATAAACATCACTTATGTTTATTGCAATGTGTCCACCAGTCTTTAATTTTCTCCAAGAATTTTCTATTACCGGAAAAATAAAAGAAGAAAGCCATTTATCTATCTTTTTATATCTTTGCCATGATTGATTATTTTCTTTTGAATATCTTTCTATTATAAAGTATGGTGGACTTGTGAATATAAAATCAAATTCTGTTTCATTATATGAAGGTAAAAAATCTTCGGCAGGAAAACAATTCATTTTAATGTTTTTTCCACTATTAAATAATTCTATTTGCTTTTCATAAGAATCATATAGATTATCATTTGGATCAATTCCTACATATGTTTTAACGCTTTGTGATGACATTGCACCATTAAGTCTATCTCCCCATCCAGAACTAAAATCCAACACATTTTCGGCATTAAAATGATCGTATATTGCTTTCGCGGCAGATGGACGAAATTGACTTGCAATATATTTTCTCATAGCAATACAGGTTCTTAGTGTATCAGAAGTGACTTCCTTAACTTTTAGCGTCCAGAGAGCATTTAATAGAGTTATGAAGAACTTTTTGGTGTGCCATGTTCTATATGGAGAAGGAGAATTTATAGAATCACATTTATATCTTAAATCTTGATGAAAGAAATTTGATGATTTATTTCCGATGTTACACGAATCTATGTATTTCGTACCTAATTCCCACTTATAATCATATCTACTGAACAAATCTCCTTCTTTAATTAGAGGAATTGTGTTTAAATTTTTAAGTGATTTAAAGTCTGATTCCGCATCTGTTTTACTAATTTCAACCAAAGGAACATCATAACACCTTGTTCTTTCCCATATCTCTTCTTTTATTGAAAGGTCGAATTTTGGATTATTTTTTATTATATTCGACCATTCCAACTCATTATATATAGTAAACATCAATACTATTAAGATTCGCAACTAGAACAACTTAAAATTGAACGTGCAAGCTCTTGTGCGGGGTTCGCACTGCGTTGATAATATAAAGATTTAATTCCTTGTTCCCATGCAAAAATCATAAGTTCATTTACATCTTTTGGTTTTGTATTTGGAGGAATCATAATGTTTAATGATTGTCCTTGATCAATATACTTCTGGCGTTGAGCAGCTTGAATAATAATTTCTTTTTGGGATATTTCACCAAATGTTTTAAACACATCCTTTTCTTCTTGCGTGAGAAAATCCAAATGTTGAACGCTTCCACCCTTAACCAAAATAGACTTCCAAGTATCATCATCATCTTTACCTTTTTGTTTTAAAAGAGTTTTAAGATATGGATTTTTAAATGTAAATTTACCTTTTGCAAGATCCTTTACGAAATAATTACTATTAAGAGGTTCTATACTAGGAGATACTTGACCAAGAATAAAACTAGATGATGTTGTAGGAGCAACAGCAAGAGTTGTTGTGTTTCTTCTTGTGTATTCTGAACCTTCATAAATAGGAGCATTACCAAAATTTTGTGCTAAAAACCTTGTTGCATAATCTGCGCGTTTTCTAATATCTCCCCAAATTTGATTGTTTAGCATCTTTGCTTCCATTGATTCAAATCCAATCATCTTGGACTGTAACAAAGAATGCCAACCCAAAACACCAACCCCTAATGCTCTTTGATTCATAGCAAACTTTCTTGGTGCTTCCATAAATTTCATTCCTTCGGTCTTTTCAATAAATTCAGACATTACTGCATCCAAGAAATAAACCAAAACATCAACAGTATCGCAAGTCCATTCTTCCCATGTTTCTAAATTTAGAGAAGAAAGATCGCATACAAAAGATTCATCTTCTGAATTTGAAAGCATAATTTCCGAACACAGATTGGAATTGTTAATCTTGATTCCTTTATCTTTATAAATTTGCGGTGCTTGATTGTTAGCATTATCACTAAAGAAAATATATGGATAACCAGATTCAAAACGCTTCTTGATAACAAGACCCCAAATTTTACGAGCATCTTTATCACCATCAATCATCTTCCTCATCCATTCATCAGAAACCGATACGCCAATAGACATATCTTGAATCTCACTTCCTTCTGATTTAATCTTCAAGAACTCTTCAATGTCTGGATGATCAATTGGAAGATATGCTGCAAATGATCCTCTGCGAACATTTCCCTGAGAAACAACATTCATTAGCTTATCAAACAACTCCATGAAATGTACAGAACCTGTAGATTCTCCACCAGAAGAAATGGGTGTTCCTCTTCCACGAACCCCACCAAAATAAGCAGATGTTCCACCACCATGTTTTGTCATTACGGCTGTTTCGGAAACCTTTTCCATGATTCCTTCCATAGTGTCTGGAATATAAGAACCAAAGCAGGAGATTGGAAGACCTCTCTTTCTTCCGAAATTTGACCAGATTGGGCTTGATAAGGAAAAAAATCCTCTAGACATATAATCTTCAAATTTATCAGCAAATCCTTCTGAATTTAAATATTTTTCTGCTGTTTCTGCAATATCTCTAATTCTTTGTTCTGCTGTTTCTCCCTCTAACAAATAACCTCTTTCGAGAAATTTTCGTGAGTCTTTGTTTAGCCATTCGTATTTGTTTGTCATATAATATTTTTTAATTTTAATTAACCAAATAATGCATCTTCATCAAAACATTGTGATTTTTTAGAGTATTCTGTGGGTCTGGAACTGAAAAAATCAACCATATTGTTTCCCAATAATTCCTCCGTAAACCACATTGTAGACGATATAATATCTTTGTCAATCTCAAATGCTGGAGGAAACCCGATCATCTTCAATGATTCGTTTATTCTATTTTTAACAAATTCTTTAAGAATAACGGCACTAAGACCTTCTTCTTTAATTCCGTTTACCATCCAGTCTATAATCTTAGCTTCTGCTTCATAAGCCTCTCTTGCTTCAGAAACAACTCTGTTGATAAATTCTTCATCGAAAAGATCTGGATATTCTTCTTTGATGGTGTTGATAATTTGAGCACCAACAAGGGCATGTATATTCTCTTCGTTGCGAGTATACTTTACTTGTTGGTCAGTATCTTTAAGAACATTCTTGAAGCGAGCAAACCAGTTGATTACATAAAATTGAGAAAACAATGAAACGTTTTCAACGAACAAAGTGAAAAGAGTCAAGGCATATACATATTGCTTCTTAGAATCCTTGTAATAGCGATGTGTATATTTTTTTAGATATTTGACTCTACCTTGAATCCAATCAAGTTTTAGGTTCTTTTCAAAAACATCTTCCAAACCCAATGTGGAAATAAGACGTTCATATGCATTGTTGTGGATAACTTCGGTATTAGCCATAACAAACCCCAAGTCCTGTAATGCTGGATGTGGAAGATTCTCACCAAGCTTTGACCAAAAGGTTTTTACAGCAATTTCAATTTGACCTATTGCTGATAATGTACGTATAACTATTTCTCTTTCTTGATCTGTTAAACTGACTTTAAATTGTTGAACATCAGACTTAAATGAAAACTCTTTATCTGTCCAAAATCCATTGTGCATAGATTCAATAAATTTTTCTGTCCATGGATATTTGTTTGGTTTGCGCGATATTTGTTCTTCGAAAATCATATTGTTATATTTAATAAAAGTTCACCAATTATCTTCTATTTTTTTCTAGAAGTCAAAGGTTTTTTGCTTTTGGATAATTGTTTCTGTAATTCCGATTTATATAACTTGTTGGATAGTATTTTTAAAAAATATGCTAAATCCAATGGATCACAAATATTTACTATTCTACTTTCTATATATTTTACCATACTTTCAGAATAGTCTGGATATAAATAATGAACACATTCATGATAAGCAGTTGATAGTAATTCTCTTCTATAATCAATTTCTATATCGGTCCAATTACAAGATCCTTCAAACTTGTTCATTTTCTTTAATTTAAAGAATTCTGCTGGTTGCCTTTTTACCAATTTTACACATTTTTCATGAATTTCTTCAATTTGTTTTTTGGTTAAAGATTTCATATATATATTTATTTTTTTTATTGCATTAATAGTTTTTATAATATAGTATCATATTTTTATGTTCAATTCAAAAAACAAATTCAAAACAGATCTAAAGGGCTATTACGATATTCATGATAGTGGAAACCTTTTTCCTATTAATAAATACATTACAACATATTCCGATTATCCTCCTTGTTTTTTGTATATAAGTGAAGCATTAAAATCCGATATTTTGAATTTTTTATTAGAAAATGGTAGTTTAATGTATAGTTCATGTACAGGAAATTTAAAATCCTTGATTAAAGATACCTTTTCATTTAAAAGCGGAACTCTTATTTTTGAATATAAAGATATTTTTGTAAAATTGATGGTAAAGGATGAAGTCGATGATTCAAATTCTCTAGGATTTGTTGCAACCGATGGAGAATATATCGATTTTCAAACGAAATCTAAAGAAGAAAAACAAAAAGAAGATTCTAAAAAAACATATGAGATGCTTATAATTTACACATCAAATATTACAAATTTACATTTAAATGATTTTGAATCATTTATAGCAAAACACGAATCTACTAAAATTCATATGTATGTAAAAAATAGATATGATGAATATGTTTTTGATCCTATTGATATAAAAATACCAGAAGATATTAACATAGAATTAAACTATGGTAAAAAGTTTTTGGGTATTGAAAAAGAAATTATCGATAGACTAAACAAAAACGATAATGGTTTGTATATGTTTCATGGTGCACCGGGCGCGGGTAAGAGTACTTTCTTGAAGTATCTTACTACCAAAGTTAATAAAGATTTTATTTATATTCCAGCAACAATGATAGAATCTTTTATTAATGATCCAACTACCTTTTCTAGTCTTTTGAAAAAGAAAAATTCAATATTGATTCTAGAAGATGCCGAAAAAGCAATAGTAAAAAGAATGGGTGATAATTACGATTCTTCTGCTGTAACATCTCTTTTAAACTTATCTGATGGTATTTTAGGGGATGTATTGAGATGTCCATTGATCATCACATATAATTGTGCAAAACAAGATATCGATGAAGCATTGCGTAGAAAAGGTAGATTGCAAGTTGATTATGAATTCGGACCTCTGGAAATAGAGGATGCTAAGAAACTCGCAAAGCATCTTGGATTCTCCAAAAAAGAAATAGAAGAAAATATTACAAAAAAGATGGTAATTGCTGAGATTTATAATCTAACAAAGAAAACCGAAATGGGAGAAACTAAAAAAGAAGAAAAGAAAATTGGATTCGGATTTTGATATGAATTTTGATACTCTTGTTAGTTTAGAAAATAGTTTTTCTGATATTTTATTTATAGAAAAAAATCACAAGTATACGATAGCAGGAGAACCTGCTAAAATGTCAGTTTCTCAATTGATTAAAAATTACGAGAAACCTTTTGATTCTCAAAAAGCGGCATCTTTCGTTGCTCAAAGAGATGGATTTAGTATTGATGAAATATTAAATCAATGGGAATTTGCAAAAGATTATTCTTGTCATAAAGGTTCAGAATTTCACAAATATGTTGAAAACTATTTTAATAGGAAACAAACCAGTCTAGATAGAGACTCTATAAATTTATTCTTTAATAAAAGAAAAGAATTTAAATCTGATAATTCTGTAGAAAAATATTATACAGAAGTTGCAAAATTAATTAAAAATTTTATAAGTTTTTATAACTGGTGGAAACAAGAACACATTTTAATTAAATCTGAATTTGTAATTGGTGACAAAGAAACTGGTATTTGTGGCTCAATAGACAATCTTTCTTATAATTTTATAACAGAAGAATTGGTTATGTTTGATTATAAAACAAATAAAGAAATTAAAAGAAAAAATTCAAGAAAAGAAACTCTATTGAACGAATTGAAACATTTACCTCAATGCGAATATTCGAAATATAGTCTACAATTGTCTTTATATTCCACTATTATAGAAAAAGTAACAGAATATAAGGTTCCCAAGTCCTATATCGTTTGGGTTAATGGTGAAAATAATTACGAATTGATAGAATGTTTAGATTTAAAAAAAGAATCTAATATTATATTAGATAAACATAAGTAAATAATAACATGAGAACAAAAGATCAATTATTATTGGAAGAAGCGTATCAAAAAATATATCTAAAAGAAAACGATTATTATGTGAATTTAAACGGAGATGTTGTTAAAAAACATAAGGATAATAAAATAACATTAGGTGGAAAGGTAAATCTTGCGGGAGATGTTGTTCCAGATGAAAATTCTATAAAATCTTCAAGTTTAGATTATGAAGCCAAATTAGATTTTTTAAAACAAATAATTATAAGACAAAATGAACAGGGGACGCCTATTAAAGAATTAACTGAAATTTATTATAAATTAGAAGAAAAAGATCCAGAATTATTTAATATGGATAATAAAAGTTTTAAAAATTATATCAATGATATTTTAAATGTTGATATGTATAAAAATTTTGATAAGTAAATAATAACATGAGAACAAAAGATCAAATTTTATTGGAAGAAGCGTATAATCAAATTGTAAAAGAAAAATGGGAAAACATAAACCCTTCAAAATATATTTGTGTTAATACCGACAATGGAGAATATTATGCTTTTGATTCTTTTGAAGAAGCACAACAATTATGTGATCAATCTAATATTGATGATAATACAAATGTTTGGGTTGTTAAACATGATGGCAATGTCGTATATTCACAAGAAGAAATAAAAACAAAGTCTGTAATTCCTAGTCATTTAAAGGTATGGAGAAAAGAAGATCTCGATAGAATAAATAATGCCGCTATGCTTAAAAATAAAGCAATAGCTAATCGTTATAGAACAAATCAAAATGAAAGTTTTGTTCACGGCATTCAACCAATCGTTGAAGCTAAAAAGAAAGAACTGCCATTAGCTTTAAAAAAAGCAATCGAAAAGAAAACTGGTAAAAAGTTTGGTAAAAAAAATAAAGAAGAACCCACTAAAGGATTTATAAAGTTAGCAAAAAAATCTGGTAAAAAAATTACTTCTGATAAAGTTAAAGCAAAAAAGAAATAATTTTTATAGATTTGTAATATAACTAGTGTAAATATTCATACAAATATTATGGACCCAATCACAAAAGCATATTTAACAATGTTAGAAGAATCAGATAAATCTTCTGGTATAGTAAAATCAACAACATCACAAGTTGGTAAAATTTACGGCGATGAATCATCTGTACCAGATTCTGATTGCACACTTGATAATGTAGATTTAGAAACTCCAGAAGAAGCTCCAGCAGAATTGACAACTAAAGGTGCTACAGGTAAACCAAAACAATTGACAACTAAAGGTGCTACAGGTAAACCAAAACTTATGAAAAATAAACAAAAAAATGAATCATTAAATCCATTTGATGCTCTTTATAATAGAGTATTAAGTGAAGAAGGACAATTTAACTTCTCTACCGACCAAGACAACGAACTCGAATCATCTGATGAGTTTGGTTCTGAATTTGGCGAAGAGGGTTCTGAAGAAGGAATGGAAGATGAAGAAGGTTCCGAAGAAGGTTCCGAAGAAGTATCTTTCACATTAGATAGAGAAACCGCACAAAAATTGGTTGATGTTTTACAATCAGTTTTGGGCGAAACCGAAGAAGAAACCGATAGCGAAGATCAAACCGAAGATGAAATGTTTGATGATTCCGAAGAAGATTCTTCTGTTGATGGTGAAGACGAAGAAGAAGATCCATTCAAAGAATCCGTAGACGCCAAAGAATTAGGACATGCTTTGGTTAAAGATTTAGATAAAGGTCATCTAACTAGCAAGAAAAATAAAGTCGTAAAGGGTGCAGTACCAGTTTCAAAGAAGTCTGCAACCTCATCTGCAATTAAAGGTGCGGATGGAAAGATTGAAAAGCACTCAACTGACAGTGCTATTTCCAAACTAACCGGAAAAAACAACAATGTTGGTGGTGTAAAAGTTGGAAAAGGTCTTTTTGATCAATAAAAAAAGATAAATTAAATAAAAAGCCCTGCTTTAATAAAGCAGGGCTTTTTTTGTTATAAGTATATATGATGAACTTTAAAACTTTTTTTGAAAATAATAATATAACAAATATTAAGTTGGCATCCAATCCTAGACATAGAACCGAAGCTGGTATAACAAATCAGAAAACAAACATAGTTGCTAGATACCATTCTCCACATAATGATTATAATAATCAAAGCGTAGTTAAAGCATCTTATAATACCGGATTTAAAAAAATATCAGAAGTAGAATTACAAAAAATAATAAATGATTACAGTCTTAATTTAGACAAAAGAGACAAAACACAACCCTTTGAAATAGCATTAAAACAAAAAAACGAAAAAACCGGAATTGGTAGATTTTTGGTATATGATCCACAAAAAGGTTACTCCATTCAAATGAAAAAGGCTTAATTATGGAAAAATTAAGATTTTTAAATAAACAAATAAATGCCAATGAAAGAAATAATTTTTCTCGTTGGTGGAAAGAGCAAATTGAAATAAATGGTCAAGAAATAGAATACTATTTTAATAATGCCTCCATAGATGAAATGAACCCTATATACGGAGAACAACCGAATACATCATTTCAAACACCAAAATCAATGGTTGTTCTTTTAAATTTGAATAATGATTCTTATATGCTATCTAAATTTGGTATAGTAGCGGATAGTGATATGAATGGTGTTATTCACCCATATCATTTTACAGAAAATTTTGGAGTTAGTTCTGAACCAAAGGCGGGAGATTTAATAAAAATGTCTGAATTTGGAAGTGATCGTTTAAATTTTCCAAAAAGAGGACCAACTGTTTATGAAATAACAGAAGTAATTGACGAATTTCAATTAAATGCCATAGCAGGACATTATGTTTGGTTTTTTAAGGCTAAACGTAATGATTATAGTCACGAAACAGGCAGTGCTGGCTCTGGTGATGGAAATAATCCAAACAATGACAATGATATTATAGAGCAAGCATCAAAGAAAAATTTTGATTACTTGATAGAAAACCCTTGCAGTGATACATCAGTATATGGTGATTACTAATATACAGAGTATTCGTTTTTAGGCTCTGGTAGAATTTCTAAATATTCTTTTGGTGCATCTCCATTATAACAAACATCAACTTTATAAATTTGTCGTAATACCTTTTTCAAGATATTATTTTCTGTTGCATCCATGTATTTGTGAATAGCTATAGGTTTCAATTCTACCTTATTGAAGGGTATATTTTTTTCTTCTGCTTTATCTGCAATTGTATTAACCGCCTCGTATAATGCTATCCATCTAGCTAATTCCGATGCTTCTGCGTGTACAGTTTCCCACCATTTTAATGATTTATTTTTCATTTTAAATATCTTCTAATTGAACACCTGTAACTTTAGGTATGTTTATAGATTCTGTTAGTCTTGCCACTAAAAATTGAATAGTCACCATATTTTTTTTATCACAATGATTACATGTAAATTCTACTCTAGAATTATCATCTGGAGAAAATGTCATAATATTTTCTTTATTACAATATGCACAATTTAAAATAGTGGAAAGATTTTCTAATTTTTCCAGTTGTTTTTGTTTTGTTTTTTCTACAAAAAAAGAATTTATTACTTTTGATATTGAGTAAAACAAAACATATTGAATACACAAAAGTATATAAAAAATTCCAAAGAAACTTAAACCGAAAAGATGTCCACCATAAGCACCAAGTAAAGAAATAAACAATACCGTGATTGTTGATTTTAATACATTTTTTAAAAGAATTTTATTTATTAACATGAATATATATTATGTTAAATTTAAAATATTGTCAAGCAATTTACAACTTTTGTGATTGTAAATTTGATGTCTCTTGACTAGAAACGGGTACAGAAGATGGTATATATGGAGATTGGAACGGTTGAGGTGGAATTTGTTCGGTTGTTTCTGATGACATATTAATCATACTTGGTAAATTAATACCGATTTTTTCAATCTCTTTTGATACAACAATAAGTTTTTTATAAACTTGAACTAAATTGTTTTTTTGTTTTTTTGTTAACGATTTATTAATCTTACCGCAAATGCTTATTTTTTTAGCAGCTTCTAATATGAAAATTAAACCATCTGCTAAATCACTATTTATATTTTGTAATGGCCAAGGAAAAGTTTCCGGTTTTTGTGGCTCGTTTGTAGTAGATTGCGACACACCGGGCGCATTCTGTTGATATGGATAGTTCTTCCCATCTTTCTGTGAATAGAGTGGTCCTTGGTCTTTCCTTGGGGCCATGCTACCCGCTTGGTATTGTCTAGGCGACCAAATACTACCAACATCCTCGTTCAATATTTTCTTCAAATTTATCATTAATTTGCTTTTCCAACTTTAACTAAATTTGAACATCTGGGACATACCCATCTAACTTGTTCTCCGACTACTTTTCCATGTACGGTAGAACCACAAAAGGTACATCCGATTGGTATATTTGTTACTTGTTTGTATTCTGGTTTATTATTCATATCAATACTTACTTTCCTTCTGATGGTTTCCAATCATATTTTGGTTGTTCGTTTGTTTGTAATTCTTTAAATTTATGGGTAATATACCTACAAAGTTCAGAACGAACAATATCTTCCTCTGTTAATTCCATACAAAAAATACCGTGTTCTCTTCCCTCTTCATTGTTAAAAAGATCATATACTTTGTTAAATCCCGATTTACCTGCTGGTAAATCACTTTGTTCTGGATCTCCACATAGAAAAACTTTAGAAAATTCTCCTATACGGCTCATTATTGTATGAATTTCTCTTTTTGAGAAGTTTTGAATCTCATCTGCACACACAAATTTTGCAGAAAAATGTAAACCTCTTGCGAAATTGATAGGACAAATAGTAATCCTATTGTCTTTTTGTAATCTATCGACTTGAGATTTATTCAATAATTCTGAAAATTTATCGTGAAATGGTGTTAGATAGACATTAAACTTGTCCATGATGTCACCGGGTAAAAACCCAAGTTTAGAATCCGATGATTCTACCGCCGAACGAACCAATACAAGATCAGAAATTCTTTTTTTGTTTAAAAGAGTCAACCCACAATACATTGCCAATGTTGTTTTGGATGTTCCTGCTGGTCCTTTTAATAGTAAAACTTTAGTTTTTTTATCTAGAAAAGTAGCTATTATTTCTTTTTGCTTGTCTGTCCAAGGCAAATCTTTAATTTGTAATTCATAATTTATTTTTTCTTTTTGAAAAACATAAGGTGAATTATCTTCGTTTTGAACAGCAGTCGTTTCAGCTGGTCCTCTCCCTTTTACGGGGCGTTTTTTGTTCATAAATTATTATACGTTATAGCTAGTCGAATACGTAGGAGATGTTGGAGATGTTGGAGATGTTGGAGATGTTTTTATGTTTGGGGTAGATTTAATTACTGATGAATTTTCTTCTTCTTTTTTATCTTCTGTTTGTTCTTCGTCCTTTGGAAAAATTTTACTTAAAACTTCTAATTCTTCTGGTGTAATTTGTTTATTATTTAAAATTTTATCCTGAATGCTATTTGCTAGTTCTAATAATTTTGGATCTTTTTTAGATGAGGCATCCGACATTGCTTCAGCAGCAGCACCAATCACATTTTGTTGTAATGGTGGAGCTTGTGATACTCTTTTTTTTAAATCATCTATTTGTTGTAAAATATTATTTTCATTTAAATATTTTTCCAAAATTGAATCGAACATATTCATGATATTATTTATCGTTTATATGTTATATTTCCATTTTTTTAAAAAAAATAAAATATTGCCTGTAAAGATTGGTAAGTATTTTCATGAACAAAAAATATTATGTGTATGGTCTTTTTGATGAAAATGGTGTAATTTTTTATATAGGTAAAGGAACAGATAAAAGATATAAAAATCATAGAAAAAATTATAAAATGGGAAAGGTTACAAATTACTTTTTATATTGTAAAATAAAATCTATTTTTAATAATGGTTTCGATTTTACTGAAAAAATAATAATAAATAATTTAACAGAACAAGAAGCATTAAAAAAGGAATTAGAATTAATAAATTCGTATGGTAAAAGAATAGAAGGAAAGGGAACATTATGTAATTTATTGGATGGTGGAACTCAGCCATTAAATGTAGAAGAAATAAAAAAAATATACGGAGAAGATTTTTATAAAGATATGAAAGATAGACAAGCAAAAACTATGATAAAAACTACATATAAAAGAAATAAAAATAAAATAAAAATTTTAGAAGATCAACTAAATCAAGGTGTAATGTTAAAACATATAGCAGATAACTTAAACTTAACTACTAATACTTTAAGGGAATGGATTAAAAAATATAATTTAAAAATGAATTATAGTGGAAAACAAAAAAAAATAAAGGAACATTTAAACGAATTACGAGAAAAAAATAGAAAAAAAACAAATTCTAGATCAAAATATTACACTGTTTGTAAACCGGATGGAAGTTTGGTGGCAGTTAGAAAATTAATTATTTTTTGTAAAGAAAATGATATAGATTATAAAAATTTAAGAAACACTTTTAATAAATTTAATAAAAAAGGAAATCAATGTAAACATAAAGGATTTTTTATATCAAAACAAATAAATCCTATTTAACGTCAAATGCTATCGCCAATCTGAGCAAGCGGCTGCTTGGGGAGATCCTTTTTTAGCATGACTACAATTATGCCTCGCTTTAAACGATTTTTTACGTTTTGTGTTTCCTGATTTTCCTGTTACTCTAACGCCAGCTTGACCCCAGTGGATTCGTTTATAAGAACCATCAGATTGTTTAGCACATTTAGTCCATTTCTTACCTTTACGATCAGACGATGCTTTCTTAGTAGGTCCAGTGCATTTTGCAGCTTCTTCTAAAATTTTTGATACACACAAATCGAATTTATTCATATTATTACTTACTTTACAATACGATTAAAAACATTTATTGGGAAAGTGGTAAAAAATAAAGATAAATATAGATATACAATTATGGCAGCAAGAACAATATCATCACCCGGCGTACAAATTAACGAAGTTGATTTAAGTGCAATAGCAAGACCAACAGGAGAAACAAATATTTTAATCACTGGTTTTGCATCACAAGGACCAACTGGCGAAGTTGTTAATATCACTAGTGTATCTGAATTTGAATCTATTTTCGGTCTACCTACTAATGCAGCTGAAAGATATTTATATCATTCCGCTAAACAAATTTTAACAACCTCTCCTGCTAATCTTTTAATAACAAGACTTCCATATGGAGAAAATTATGGAGATGGATTTTCTAATAAATATAGTTCATTAGTATTTCCTATATGTGCAAATAATAACTCCGATTATTCATTGGCTACGGAATATCAAATTTTAAATCCGGTTTCTATTTTATTAGATGATGATCAATATGAAAAGTTAGTAACAAATGATGTTGCATGGTTAAGTAGTTATAATACCGGAACAATTACAGATTTTAATAAAATTGGATATGGTGGTATTGTTGTATTAAATGATGCAAAAACAACAATAAATAATGTATTTGAAGGTTATTATGTTGGTTTTGCCGACAATGATAATAATAATCCAAGTACAAATTTTGATGCAATAACAGGAATGAAAGCATTTGCTTCTGGGAATGGAACGACACAAAATTTTGTAAATGTTCCAACGAATAGATTAAATTTTGCATTGTCTGGTGTTTCTAATTCTAATGGTAGTATATCAGAAATACTAGAAAATTATCCAAGTGATTATGATTTTTCATCTAATGTTTTTAATGATTATTTAACCACAATGCTTTTCAAAATAAGACCATCTATCTATAAACAAGATACCGTTACATTGGATTATATTGTAAGTGAAGCTCATAGTGGTTCTTTATATTCTTTAAGACAATTGAATAATCCAAATGGTGGAAAACCTAAAACATCGTTTTTAGATAATGTTGTAAATACAACATCCAACAATATAAGAATTATAACCAATCCTTATATTTCAACTACTGGCAGTTGGATCAGTGATAGTGGAGTTCCATCTAAAAAAGTAAGAGTTTCTAATGGTGCAAAAAATTTATATGGTGTTGGTGTATATATCTCCGATACAGATAAAAATTCTAAAGATGTAGGAAACGTTCCTAATAAACTTGAAAGAGTTTTAAGATGTTTGGAAAATGATGATAACATAAAATTAGATGTAGTTGTAGAAGCTGGGCTAGGTACGATATGGTCTAGTGCTAAAACTAGAAAACAAGATCCTATTTTTTCATCTGAACCAACTATTTTCGATGATTTATACAATTTAGACCTAACAGCTGGTACAGGAGATAATACTGGTTTATATGATACAACTGGACAAAATCCAAGTTGTAAAGCAAGAGACGAGTATTTAAGAGTTATAAATCAATTTTATACATTTGCAGATAAGACTAAAAAAGACCATGTGTTTATTTCCGATCCATTAAGAAACATATTTGTTCAAGGATCAAATACTAAATTATCAAAAAATAAACAATTCAATTTCTCACAGAAAATTTATTGGGCATTAAAAAACCTTTATGGTGGTGTTGAATCGAGTTATGTTGCAACATATGGTAACTGGATAAAAACTGGTGATTCTGCATCAGATTCATTCTGTTGGATTCCAGCATCTGGTTATGTTGCAGCTATTTTTGCCGAATCCGCTCAAACATCATATCCTTGGTCTGCTCCTGCTGGTTTCAATAGAGGTAAATTGACTAATGTTATTGATTTGGCTATTAATCCAACACAAAAACAAAGAGATTTACTATATAAAATTAACATAAATCCTATTGCTTTCTTCCAGAACGATGGAAATGTAATATTTGGTCAAAAAACTCTATATCGCAAGCCTTCGGCATTCGATAGAATCAATGTTCGTAGATTGTTCTTAACATTGGAAAAATCTACTCAAGAAGTTCTTAAACTTTTTGTATTCGAACCAAATTCATTTACTACAAGAAGCAGAGTTGTTGGTGCATTAACACCACTTTTCGATGAAGCAAGATTGAATGATGGATTATATGATTACACAATTGTTTGTGATGAAAGAAATAATCCACCATCTACAATTGATAATAATGAAATGAGAGTTTCTATATACATTCAACCAGTTAGAACTGCTGAATTTATATTAGCTGATTTTATTGCAACCAGAACCGGAGTAAATTTCGAAGAATTGATTTCCTAAGATAAATATTAATATATGAATATACCAGAATTTAAAAAAGTAGGCGGAAAATATTTAGATAAATATGGAATAGAAAATTTTTATAACGTTGCTGCAAATAACGATTTTGCTAGAACCAATTTATTTAGAGTTATTAGATTAGGTGATCAACGTTTTGAAGATGGAGAGTTGTTGTATGTAGAGTCCACGACTCTACCCGGTAGATCGATTACCAACATTCCAGTACCTTTTATGGGTCTTGTGTTCAATGTTCCCGGTACGGCTACATACAACAATAGTGGAGCATATAGCGTAACATTCAGAATTCCACAAGGTTTATCAGTAAGAAGAAAATTTGAACAATGGTCTAGAGAAATTTTCAATGATATTGATAGTTCTGGTGAATATAGTATTCCAAGTAATGCTGTTACAAATCAAATGCAAATGGTATTAATTGATAAAAAGGGTGAAGCTCTTAGAACCTATACCTTTTATGGTGTATATTGCCAAAATATCGGTGATATAAACCTAGATATTACAACTGCTGGTGAAATAATGAAACAACAAGTTACACTAGCATATCAATATTGGAGATTGTCACCAAATTCTAATTAATAATAAAGACAAAGACATAAATATTATATATGTCTTTGTCTTATTTTAATCAAGAAAATAGTCCATATTCCTATTATTTAAGTTTATTAGGAAAATGGTCAACCAATGTAGCACTAGCTAGTCAATGGTTTATTTATTTTGATTTTAGTTCTGTAAATGCTTTAAATAGTAATATAACAGGAGAATTAAGAAACAGAGAATCCAATTTTCGTAGAGATGGTTGGTCTATTTCTAACACATCAATTGGTCATTTGTTGGATGGTGGGTTACAATATGCAGATCAAAATTTAACTGGTTGTGTGTTTGCCAGACAAGTCAATTTACCATCTGAGAAAATAGATGCTGGAAACAACGGATTGGATTATGGGGGGTTTCAAGCACCTGTCACAGCATCAAATAGACAAAAATATCAATCATTGACAGTTACTTTTTTAGAAACCAATGCTTCCTTTTTAGATTTAATAATAAGACCTTGGGTTGTATCGGTGGGATATAATGGCTTAGTTGCAAGAGCCAGTGATTCTCCAAGGGCTGTTAAATGTAGATTTGCGGATATAATAATGTTGGCAAAATCTGGTGCTAAAAGACCTATGTTAATAAGAAAATTATACAGATTTTATAATCTTGCTCCTATATCAATTGACGGAGAAGAATATTCTTATGCACAAGATGGATTAAAATATAGTAATGTAACGTTTGCATATGATGGTTATTTTGTTCAAGATGTGGATAGCAGAAGAATGATATCCACCGACAATTCTATAATTAGAAATTTTACCGATAAACTTAAAACAAACGGAAATAATAAATA